ACGCACATATCCAAGCGCATATGGCGTTTATGCAAAACCCACAAATGCAGCAAAACCCACAAGCTATGTCAGCATTGCAAGCACATATCCAAGAGCACATCGCATTGAAATATAGAGTGCAAATGGAACAGATTCTGGCACAGCAAGGTATTCAGTTACCACAACCTGGACCGGACGGTCAAATGCCGCAACTACCTCCAGAGATGGAAAGCCAGATTGCAATGGCTGCGGCACAAGCTACGCAACAAATAACAGGTCAAGAGCAAGCGTTAGCGCAAGCAATGGCCGCACAGCAGCAAGATCCTCAACGTCAAATGTTCGAAGAGCAGATGAATCTGGAATACGAAAAGTTGTCTCAGAAAGACAGAGAAGCGCAGCGTAAGACTGAGCTCGAACTAGAGAAACTAAACTCTCAAGAACGACAGACAGATATTAAGGTTGCTGCAGATCTGCAAGAAGCTGAAATGCAAAATGAAAGAGATATGGATTCTAACTTAACTGAGATCGCGAAGGTTGTTCGCGAATCTAGAGAACAGGAATAGGTGGCTTATTTATTAAGCAACATACCTCATTTTAACGCATGGATCCGAAAAGAATTTACACACAATCATTTAGACTACCATGGAGAGTATTTACACGCGGTTGTTTTTGCGGTAAACACCATTCCAGATAGGTGCTTGTCTTTTCAAGTAGTCTTTACAGGATTTGAGCTTGATGCAGAAGAAGATGCAGAAAACATACACGGTGGCGCGATGTGGGCTAGGATGCCTATAACTGCGCTTGTTGCAGACTCCGTTTTAGAGGAGATGCCTGAAGCTATGCCTACGCATTTAGCTCAACCGTGGGATTGTAGTTCTCATGAACATGCAGTAATCAAAATGGATCGTGTTTCCTCTAGCCCTTGGCTTTGTAAAATAGATAACGAGTTCCACACGGGACGTTACTTATTTACTGTTGACTACACTGGAAATGATATAGCAGATGACCCAGCACAACATAAACAAAGTCATGTGTTAGAGCTAACAGATGCTGGTAAATGGACAGGCAATATCGTTGCACTTCCTAACAATCGTGTAAGAGCGACTAACCCAGCACTTTGGGAAACAGGATCAGGTGCACCTGATTTTTATCCTAGTCAGCATTTACACAGTGCAGAAATTCATGACAGCTACATGGATCCAAAAGTGACTTTTAATAATTTGTATTCAGAAGGAGACAAAAGTGAAAGGTAGAAAGAAAATGCCTAAGATGATGAAAAAAGGTGGGCCAACTAAAAAGAAAACTAAAAAATCTCCTAAGATGAAGAGGAGGAAGTAATGAAAAGATATAACCGAGAGTATCCTGCACCTAGTTCTCAACCAGCAGGTGTTAAGGTAGATCCTATGACTGCTTCTTCAGAAGGGTTTGCAACTCCTACTGAACTCAAGCAAAAAACTATCGACATTCCTGGGAAAAAAGTGAAGACTAAAGGAACAGGAGCGGCGACTAAAGGTTTAGATTTCATTAGTTATGTTAACTAATGGATTTTATAAAAACTTCGGAGCATCTGCTCCGCAAATTACGAGAGCGTCAATACGACCTTTCGCAATCACTCGCTTCGGGGAGTGCAAACGACTATGTTCAGTACCAACGAATAGTTGGGGAAATTTCAGGGTTAAATTTCGCTGAACAAGAGATAACAACCCTGCTTGGAAATATGGAAGATATAGATGACGACTAGCAAAAAAGTAGAGGATAGAGTTTTAAATTTCGGGTCTGATACGTCTGAAGAACCGAAACCTACTCTAACGCACGAGAACGTAGATTCTCATACAGAAAAATTACCCAATCCAACAGGATACAGGGTTTTAATTCTACCGTTTACTCCTCCAGAGAAAACGAAAGGCGGCATTATGTTGGCTAAACAAACTCTTGATAAAGAGCGGATAGCTACCATAGTTGGGCTTGTTGTAAGACTAGGCCCAGATGCTTATTCCGACGAAGAAAAATTCCCAGAAGGCCCGTGGTGTAAAGAGGGTGATTGGGTGATTTTTGGTCGCTACGCAGGAGCTAGATTTAACATTGAAGGTGGAGATATGCGTCTCCTCAACGATGATGAAATTTTAGCCACTGTTAATAATCCAGAAGATATTCTGCAATAAGGAACTTAGAATGGCTGAATCACAAGAAATTGAGTTAGAACTTCCTGAGGAAGAAGTAGATATTCATGAGGCTGATGTAATTCAAGAGTCTGCGCAAGACGTAAACTTTTCTGCTGAAGAGGAAACGTCTAATGAAGACGAGCTTAATGAATATAGCGATGGCGTAAAGAAACGTATTGATAAATTAACTTATCGTATGCGTGAAGCTGAACGTCAGCGCGAAGAAGCAGTAAAACTTGCTAAGCAGATGGCTGAACAAAATGCTCAGCTTCAAACTAAACTGCAGTCTTCTGACTCTACTTTAGTTAACGAATACGCTACTCGTGTAGAGAGCCAAAAAGAGCAAGCACGAAAAGCGTTGAAAGAAGCTCAAGAGTTAGGTGATGCTGAGGCTATTGCATTAGCTACAGAAGCAGTTGCTAAAACTTCCTTAGAAGAGCAAAATGCTCAACGACTGAAACAAAGACAACAAAGACCGGCAGCTCAACAGCCTCAACAGGGGGTTCAACAACCTCAGCAGCAAAACTTACAACCTGCACCTGTTGATCCAAGAGCTGAAGAATGGGCAGAAGAAAACCCATGGTTTGGAGAAAATGAAGGAATGACCTATGCAGCAATGGGCATCCATCAGAAATTATTAGGTGAAGGAGTTCCTCCGAATACTAAACATTATTATCAAAGAGTGGATAGTGAAATGAGAGAACTTTTTCCGCAACAGTTCGCCGATGAGACGAAGAACGTGAAATCCCCTGTAGCAGGAGCTAGCCGTGGTGTTGGTTCCGCTAAGAAAGGCTCACGCAGTGTAAAACTCACTCCATCACAGATAGCTATTGCTAAACGTGTAGGGGTGCCTCTTGAAGAGTACGCAAAATATGTATAAAGGAGATGACAAATGACAGATCGAACCTCCAGATCTGCTGAAACCCGAGCAAAAAAAGCTCGCAAAAAGAAATGGCAACCACCTTCAATGTTGGACGCCCCAGAAGCACCTGAAGGATTTAAACACAGGTGGATACGTGCAGAAGTCAGAGGACACGATGACAAAGCGAACATGTCTAAGCGTATTCGTGAAGGATTCGAACCAGTAAGAGCGGAAGATCATCCAGATTTTGATGCTCCTACAGTGGACGATGGAAAGCACGCGGGTATAATTGGAGTAGGTGGCTTAGTTCTTGCAAAAGTTCCAGAAGAAACCGTAGAAGAAAGAACCGATTACTTTGCACAAAGAAGTCGGGAACAACTTCAGGGAGTAGACAATGATCTTTTGCGGGATAGTGATCCTAGAATGCCTATAAGTAAAAGAGACATTCAAAGGAACTCTAAGGTTGAATTTGGCAGTCGGAACTCAGGTTCTGATTAATTTATCACTCTAATATGAGGGTTTAATAATGGCTAATACGGATGCACCTAATGGGTTCACTCCTGTAAAGTCCCTGTACGGGGGCACGGTTAGACCCAAGAAAATGCGTATTGCAAGTGCATACGGAACTGCTATTTATAGCGGTGATGTTGTCACACTTTCTTCGGGCTATGTTAATCAGGCGGGAGCAACTTCAACTCCTGTTGGCGTGTTTTACGGTGTGTATTACACGGCTACAGATGGGACTCCTACGTTTTCTAAATCGTGGACTGCAAGCACAGCTACACTTGGCAGCGCAGATGCGGAAGCATATGTGTATGCTGATCCTGGCATTGTGTTTGAAGCACAGTTTACAGCAGGAACTCCTGCGGTAAGTTTTATCGGCAATAAGTACACTTTGAGTACTACTGCTGGTAGCTCTACTAACGGTCGTTCTAAAGAGGGTGTAACAGCCACTACTTCTAGTGGTGTTGCTTTATGTGTCGGTTTTGTAGATTCTCCTAGCAATAGCATCGGTGCTTATGCTCGGGCGTACTTTACATTCCCAACTAACACCTTCGCAGTTTAAGGAGAGTAATTAATGGCTATCAATAGAGCACAACTCGTTAAAGAGCTTGTTCCTGGCCTTCATGCTCTCTTTGGACTAGAGTATGATCGTTATCCGAATGAGCACGAAGAGATTTTCGATACAGAAAACTCTGAAAGAGCTTACGAGGAAGAAGTCATGCTGACTGGTTTTGGAGAAGCACCGGTTAAGAGCGAAGGCTCTGCGGTGAACTACGACACTGCACAGGAAGCATGGACAGCACGTTATACACACGACACGGTCGCTTTGGCCTTTAGCTTGACTGAAGAAGCCATCGAGGACAACTTGTATGACACTCTGTCTTCTCGTTATACACGAGCACTAGCCCGTTCTATGATGACCACTAAGCAAATTAAGGCAGCTAACATTTTAAATAATGCTTTTAGTTCGTCTTATGTTGGTGGTGATGGAAAAGAGCTTTGTGCAACTGACCACCCAACCGTTGGAAATGAAGATCAGAAAAATGAGCTGTCTACTGCAGCTGATTTGAATGAAACTTCATTGGAGCAAGCGTTGATTGATATTGCTGCGTTCGAAGACGAGCGCGGTCTTAAAATTAACGCTCAGGCAAGAAAGCTAATTATCCCACCTGCTTTGCAGTTTGTTGCGGATAGGCTTCTTGAATCTCCTGGAAGAGTTGGTACGGCAGACAATGATATTAACGCGGTTCGCAATATGGGCATGGTTCCTGAAGGCTACACCGTAAATCATTATCTGACTGATACTGATGCGTTCTTCCTGAAGACTGACGTTCCTAACGGACTTAAGCATTTTGTTCGTACGGCTGTATCAACAAACATGGAAGGTGACTTTGAAACCGGAAATGTTCGTTATAAGGCCAGAGAGCGTTATAGCTTTGGCTGGTCTGATTGGAGAGGTATTTTCGGCTCTCCTGGAGCATAATACCA